AACACGTCTTCGCTCACTCCAGCTATTCTGTACATTTCGTATTCTATATCCAAAATGTTTTCATCTGTTTGCCTGTCTTGCTTTGCCATGTCACTGTCGAAAAATCTGGTCGTACCTTTGGTTGTGCGAGCTAAATTGCTCAATTCCCAGGGTGTCAATCCATCTGCATAAAAGACTTTGTCATTGAACATAGATTTGATTCTTTTCTTTACTGAAATAAACACTGGACTAAAGATGGCGGCGTAAGCCTTGCGTTGCCAGATTATGGAACGCATAATACTCTCCCGCATGCTGTTTATGGGTTTGTCCTTCACTAGGGACTCTTGCTTTGGGTGCTGTTTCACGCTGTTTAGGGGGTGGACAAAGAATCCTTCTCTGAAAATCTCTTTCAACTCCAATTTAATACCTTCGGCACCAGGTCGGCCTTTGAGCCATTCATCCATTGCTTTATAATCGAAGGTGAGGGGAGATTTGCTGTAATCTGCAGCTTTCTCTCTCCAGTTCTTTACGAAATAGGTGTCACACATTTTGTAGGCGTGTATTCTTGGGTCTATGGTGAATTTTCGCAAAACGTTGAGGTCTCCTAGTCTAGAACTGAAAGAATTGAATGTGCCGAAACTTTCTTTGGTGAGGACCGGTCTGGCGGCGACCGGGTAAGGTACTAAGGAGTGCTTAGCCATTTTCTTCATTCTGTCGGGCACCTCTTTACTCCTGATAGTTAGGCTGTTGATCGTGGGAGCAATCAGTGTTAAATTGTCAGTCAAATCTTCGCCCATGAACAGATTAATAGACTGCACATTCACCTCGTCTCCATACTCGGTTACTGTGTCAGCCAAAATACTTTGGTGGTGTTGGCTAGGTATGTAAGGTAACCAAGACTTCATAACCGGGCTTGTGGTTTCAAATTCAAATTCAACTGGGTGTCCTTCAGTCAAGGTCAGGTTGCACATCGCCAAAACTTTGATGTTCGGGGACTCTTTGAAGAAATGATCCATTAGGATCTTTCCGGTTTCGTGACGATGGCAGTGCACTGTTCTATAGTTGGCTGGTTGTTTTTGCTGCGAATAATATATTAGAGATTGGTTGCCTATTTTGAACAATCTTTTCCCTTCTGTGTCGTTTATGATTACAATCACAGACGGGATCCTCCTCCACTCGACTGGCACACAGTCCGGGTGCCAAATTAGTAATACTTTGTCTCTCAATGAATCAGCTGCTGCTGCAACCTGTTTTCTTATCAGTTCATTTCTTGTGGCCCAGAACCCTTGGTTTAAACTTGTGAGGTCTGGAATTGCCGGTACTTTTACTATTTTGTCGGCGTCTAGGAACCTGTCATCCATTTCACAGATTGTCGTTTTTCCCGCCCCAGAGCACATGAATCCAATTCCGATTGGTTCAGGCAACTTGATTTTTGTCATGGCTGGCATTAGTCTAGTCACGGTCACTT